AATACAGTGAAAGAAGCAGGTGACGGTACTACTACAGCTACTGTCCTTGCTGAAGCACTAATAAAACAAGTTAATCATGAGCAATATCATGGGGCAAGTATACGAGAAATTAAACAAGGCATTTATTCAGCCCTTGCAAAAATTAATAAATATCTTGAACAAACCGCTATTGATGTTAAAGGCGACATGCTTAGTGATGTTAGTGCCATTTCTTGTAATAATGACGTTACTCTTGGTAGCATTATCGCAGAAGCCTACGAAAAAGTAGGAAAAGACGGTGTAGTACTAATGGAGGAGTCGCCAACTGAAGACACTTATGTAGAATTAGTTGACGGTGTACAAATAGACTGCGGATTAAGCTCACCACATTGGGTAACTAATACAGAAAAACATAAAGCAGAGCTAGACAGCCCTTATATATTAATAGTATCTAGTGAAATACCTAATATTAGAAAAATACAAACAATATTAGAACATGTTATAAAAAAAGGCAAGGCACTACTTGTAATTGCTCCAGTAGCACAACAAGTAAAAGCTGCGCTAATGATGAATAAAGTAAAAGGTAATATTAAAATTAATATTATTGATTTACCAGGCTTTGGCCCTACTAGAAAAGACGCTACTGAAGATTTAGCTATTTTAACTGGCGCTACTGTTATTAATGAAGAGTTAGGAGATGATTTAGATATGATTACTCCAAATCACTTAGGTAGAGCAGAGTATGCTAGTACAGATGATAGACACACTGTAATAACGTTAGGTGAGATAACGCCTAAAGTAGAAGAGCGTATCGAAGAAGTTAAAATAAAAGTTAAAGACGAAAAAAACGGTTTTATTAGAAAAAAACTAGAACAAAGATTAGCTATGTTATCTGGCTCTGTTGGTATTATAAAAGTAGGAGCTGGATCAAAAGTAGAACTCAAAGAAAAGAAAGATCGAGTAGAGGACGCTATTTACGCTACAAAGGCAGCCTTAAAGGAAGGTATAGTGCCTGGTGGTGGAGTCGCGCTACTTGATGCTTCCCAGAAAATTTCTCCTAACGGAGTTGGGGAAGAAATACTATTAGAAGCCGTTAAAGCTCCTTTTAGAACTATATTGGATAATGCTGGTATAAAGCAAATAGACACTAGACCTAATAAAGGTATAGGTATAGATGTTGTTACTGGTGAAAGTGTAGATATGATTGATTCAGGTATAATCGATCCGGTTTTGGTAACAAAATCGGCGTTGAAAAATGCTGTTTCAGTTGTAACAACTATTATATCTGCTGATTGTGTAATTTCAAATATGAGAACAAATGAAAGCAATAAATAATTATATAATAGTAGAGACTATAAAAGAAGAGCCTAAAAAGATCGCAGGTCTAATTATGACTGAAGAGTTAGATAGTGACAATAGGTATATAAAGGCTAATGTTATCTCAGTAGGTAATTTAGTTGAAGGCATTAAAGAAAAAGATACAATTTATTACGATAAACATGCTGGACACGGAGTTCAGTATAAAGATATATTATATCAAGTTATCCGTTCAGGTGACGTGGTATTAATAGATTAAGCCTAAACCGTAACCCATAAACCTAAACCCAAAATAACAAACAATTATTTATTAACTTTAAAATTAAAAATTATGAACAATATGTTAGTATTCCATAACGACTCAGATACGTCGTATGCGAATTATGCGGGAAACTTGTCTTCTATGTCATCGTCTACAACATCGGTAACTTTAAGGTTTGCATCTACGATAGCAACTGCTGTTGCCAATGATTCAGTTGTTTTAACTGTAACTGCTGGTGAAGAAGAAAACGTAATAGAAACTTTAGCTAGTGCTTTTGGTAACGTAAGAGGTAGTATGACGGTTGTTGCAGATGACAAAAATAGTACATACTTAGTACCTGGTGTTACAGCTGTAGCTTCTATATCTGTAGATTCAGGAGCTGGTACTTTTAGAAACGTTGTTGCAGCAACTTTTTCAGATGCTGATACTGGTGGTGTAGATAACAGAATCGTCTGCACGAACGCACATTCAGGTAGTGTATTTACTGTAAACGCTGGTACAGACGCGGCATCTACTATTTATTTACCAGACGCGCCAATTACTGGTTGGAACGCGAAGTTTATATGTAATCATCCAAGTGATGCTCATACTATAACAATAACTGAAAATGGAGAATCAACTGCTTTCCAAGGGGTAACTCTTCAAGCTGGTGATACTGTAGAACACACTGGTTCTACTAGCGCAGTTATCGCGGCATCTGATTTTAAATTAGGTGACTTTTTTACTTGTTCTTGGGACGGTACGATATGGCATCTTGACGGTATCTTTGATACTGCTTCATCTTTAGCTGTATCATAATCTAAATGAGATTAACCGCGCAAGACCTGCGTGAACTAAATATCCTTAAGTACTACAGGCTCGTTAGAAAATGGGCCTGTAAGACTTACGGATTAAAAGATGCAGACTTAGAATTATTAATTTATTTAGATTGTAAAGAAAGATTTACACGAAACGATTTTATCAACGGAGTATACACATACTCGTGGGATAAAAACAGATGGGAGAGATTAAAAAGAGAAGGATGGATAGAAGCTTGGAGACATCGTAATAGAACAACTATTAAATACTCTATATTTAAAACCTCTTTTAAATGCTCTCAAATGATAAGTAGAATTTATAGGATTCTGCTAGGAGAAGAAGACTTACCTACTTCAAACAGAAGTAAATTTTATAACAACAAATCATACACAGATAAAGTTTATAACAAAGCTATAGATGATATGATTAAAGATAAAGATAGATAATTATGACATACAAACCATTTAAAATGAAAGGAAGTCCAATGAACAGAAATTTTGGCAAAGGTAAAGCGAAAAGACAACAAGAAAAACTATTTAATCTAAGAGAAAAATGGGTCAGTCATTCTCATGATGCTGGAGCTATTTTTAATAATGAGCTATCCGACGATCCAACTAATATAGATCATATAAAAGCTTATAAAAAAGAAACTAGAAAAGAAAACAAAGCTTATAAAAAATTTATTAAATATAAAAATAAACTTGATAAAAATCCTTTAAAAAAAAATCCTAAGTTAAAAGACATGCCCGACGCGCAAAGAAGAGCTGTTTTTGCTTCAGGTTATAAAGGATAATGGGGTTTAAGTTAGGTAAACAAACTAGACAGTATAATACACCTGATCGTAATCCTATATTTAGAAAAAAATTAGATGAAGGTATATTGGGTGAAGCTAATAAAGACGGATCTATTTATATTAATAAAGATATAAAACCAGGCAGCACTCAAGAAAAACAAGTTATCAATCACGAAAAACAACATGCTAAAGATATGAAGTCAGGTATGTTAGATTATGGCGATAACTGGGTAAGGTATAAAAGTAAAACTTATCATAGAAAAGATGGTAAAATAAAATACAATGGCAAATGGCATGAAGAAGGAAGTGAAAAATTTCCTTGGGAACAAAGAGCTATGCAAGCCGAAAAAAAACAAGTATAACAAATAAATAAAAAAAATTATGGCATATAAACCGTTTAAGATGAAAGGCTTTCCAATGCAAAGAAACTTTCCAGAAGATATGGATTTAAAATCTCAAGTTGTTAATCAAGCTGTTAATCAGTTAATGAACGAACAGACACCAATGATGAAAAAAACTGATCCTAACATGAAACAAAAAATAAAAGATGTTAGAGCTCAAATTGACGCAGAGTTTAATAAAAAGCCTAGAAACGATAAAAAAATAACTGAACTTCAAAGAAAACTTGATGATCTTATAGATATAGACGCTGGTTACGGACCAGGTAATAGACCTACTCCAGGTGATCAAGAGCCTATGTAGTATGAATATATTTAAAGATAACAACGATTGGAACGAAAAATCTATTATAGGTTTTATTGCATTCGCTATAATGTGTGTAATAATGATAATAGACTTAATGACTGGTTATACAGGTAAAGATTTAGTAATCAACGAATTTGTATATGATTCCTTTGTGTTTGTTGTGTTGGGTTGCTTTGGTATAAGCGGGTTAGAAAAGTTCGCTAAAAAATAAAATTAAATTATGAGTATATTAAATAAAGTATTTTCAGCTGGAGCTGGTGACTTGATAAAGAACGTGGGTGGAGTTTTAGATAACTTAACTACAACTAAAGAAGAAAAGCTAGAAGCTGAAAGAAAAATCAAAGACATGATTATGGGTTACGAAGCAGAAATGCAAAAACAAGTAACTGAATTCTGATTCGTGGCTTTCAAAAAACATCCGTCCATTAACCTTAATATTTCTTGTAATATCTACAGTATTGATAATATTTATCGATGCTGGAGCATTACAATTTGAAGTTAAGGCTAGCTGGATAGATTTATTACAATTAGTATTAATAACTGTGATCGGGGCTTATTTCGGCGGACGATCATTAGAAAAAGTAAAAAAATAAAATTATGGGAAAATTTTTTAACATAACAATAAAACCAACAATAAAAGCCAGTGATCAACATAACGGCGCTTTCAGTGCGCATGATTTATTATGGGACTGGACTAAATTCAACATACCGAAAGGTGGTGGTTGTTTAAGAGGCGTTACAGCTTTAATTAGAGGTGCAGACGGCGCAGCACAAACAGCTAGAGATTTAGTTGTGTACTTTGCGGAGGCTAGCGAAGACGGAACAGCACCTACTTCATTAGGAGCTGAACATGCTACTGTTAATGGAGTAGGATATTATAATAACCTTGTTGGTGGTATAAATATGGACGCAAATGATAATATTGGCAGTCTTGACTATATGAACGTTATGTCTACCGGCGGTGGTGGCGGTGGTGATCAAATACCATTTATAAACTTAACAGGTAAACCTAATTTAACAAAAGATGGATTTAATAGTTTATATATTGGTGGTATAGTAGGAGCCGCAGGTGATTGGTCTTTTAGTACCAATGTATTAACAACAGGAGCTTTAGACGTTTCTGAAATAGCAACACAAGCATCAATAGATTCTTTAGATGATGGTAGTGGTGGTAGTGCTCTTGCAACTAAAAAATTTGCAGTAGGTGATATTATACACGCACAAGATGATATAATAATAGGAGAAGTAACAGCTGTTAACGCCACTGATTTAACATTTAGACATGATGGTAATAAACAGTATCATGCTAATGGAGAAGTTTTATATGAAGCACCAGCAAATTTAACTGCTTGGAAAATACAAAACGGAGCAGATGCAGCTGGAGATTTAGCAAATAACGATGAGTTATACAATATTAACCCAATAACAATGATATTACACTTCGAACATTAAAATAAAATTAATTTAAATTAAATAAACATGGCGAAAAAAGAGAAGTTGGTTAACTTAAAACCAAAAACAGAAAAAATTTCTGAAACACAATTAACGCAATTACAAAACTTAGTTAGTAATGTTAATAAAATAAAATTTGATCTTGGTTCATTAGAAGCACAAAAGCATAGTATGTTGCACGGTTTAATGAAAGCAAATGATGCTATTATGGAAATGCAAAACGTGTTTGAAAAAGAATACGGTACTTATGATGTTAACATCCAAGACGGAACAATAAATTACAAAGATGAGCAAGCTGATAAGAAAGATTAGTGTAGGTAAAGATTATAAAAACGATGCTATGCATTATTCTGTTGGTCAAGAAGTATATGGTGGTCATACTATTTGTGATATTATAGAAGAACAAGATAAGTTTTCTGTTTATATTAAAAAAGGTAAAGATGTTTTACCTTGGAAAGATTTTAATAAAAACATGGCTGTTTCTGTTGAGTATAATTTAGAATACTAATGAGAAGTGTTTATAACTTTGTTATAACGCCAAAAGGAAATAGATACAACAATACTAAAAAAGTAGGTAATAAAGAGTTAGTTATTAATACAGAAATTTACAATCATCAATATGTAAATAGAGAAGCTGTTGTTGTATCAACACCTATAGTTGGTAAAGATTTAGGTATAAAACCAGGCGATACAATTATAACTCATTTTAACGTTTTTAGAAGATGGCATGATGTTAAAGGTAATGAAAAAAATAGTAAAAGCTATTTTGATGAAAAAACATATCTTATCAACTTTGATCAAATTTTTTTATATAAAAGAAATAATAAATGGAAAGTGCCTAAAGGTTATTGTTTTATACAACCAATAAAAGAAATAGATAAGTTTGGAATAGACACAGAAAAACCTTTAATGGGTATAGTTAAGTATTCAGACGGAACTGTAAACGTTGGTGATCTTGTAGGTGTTAGACCTAATTCAAAATTTGAGTTCGTTATAGACGGACAAAGATTATATCGAGTTTTATCTAATTTTATAACAATTAAATATGAATATCAAGGAAACGAAGAAACGTATAATCCAAGCTGGGCATAAAGCAGTTGAAGAGTTAATTAAAGTAGCTAAAGAAGCTATTGTTGATTCAGACGATGATATCTCAGCTGACAGATTAAAAAACGCAGCTGCTACTAAAAAGCTAGCTATATTTGACGCGTTTGAAATATTAAATAGAATCCAAGAAGAAGAAAATATATTAGAAGGTAAACAACCTGAAGAAAAAAAAGAAAGAGTATTTAAAGGATTTGCAGAAGGAAGATCAAAATGAGTTACAATCAAACTTTATACCAAATAATAGAACCTATAAAAAAGACTACAATAAATAGACTTAATAAAGGTAAAAAATGGAAATACGGTTACAATAAAGAACACGACTTGGTTGTTATTTCTAAAACTGGGCAAATAGGTGAAATATATGAAATACAAGATTTAAAAATAGCTTTACCTAAAAAACCAAAAAACGTATTTAAACATTCTAAGAATAGATGGATTAAAATAGATCAACCAAAAGAATTAAGTAAATTAAAAAATATATTTGATTGGAGACAACATCCAGATGAAGCCAAAGATCAATGGTATGATTACATAGATGAAGAATTTAAACGAAGAGAAGAAGGATTTTGGTTTATCAATAATAACACACCAACATATATAACCGGAACACATTATATGTATTTACAGTGGAGCAAAATTGATGTAGGTGCACCTGACTTTAGAGAAGCTAATAGGTTGTTTTATATATTTTGGGAAGCTTGTAAAGCTGATAAAAGATGTTATGGGATGTGTTATTTAAAAAATAGACGTTCTGGGTTTTCTTTTATGTCATCAGCAGAAACAGTTAACTTAGCTACTATATCAAGTGATAGTAGATATGGGATACTTTCTAAAACAGGTTCAGATGCTAAGAAAATGTTTACAGATAAAGTTGTACCTATATCAGTTAACTATCCTTTTTTCTTTAAACCGATACAAGATGGTATGGATAGACCCAAAACAGAACTAGCTTATAGAGTGCCGGCTAGTAAGTTTACGCGAAAGAAAATAACAAGCGGTGAAAAGCTTGAAGAACTACAAGGTTTAGATACAACTATTGATTGGAAAAACACAGGAGACAATAGTTATGATGGTGAAAAATTAGCATTACTAGTACACGATGAAAGTGGTAAATGGGAAAGACCTGACAATATATTAAATAACTGGCGAGTTACAAAAACATGCTTACGATTAGGTAGTAGAATTATTGGTAAATGCATGATGGGTTCTACTTCAAACGCTTTAGACAAAGGAGGTAATAATTTTAAAAAACT